TACACGAAATAGATATATCTACCAAACAATATAAGAAGACAATATTTGATTCCGAGGCACAGAAACTAATGCGCCTTAATCGTAATCCTATTAATGTATATAATGAAAGCACTAAGATAAAGGCACTTCCTTTGAATGAACATAAGGACGCCAAGAATTACTTTATATCTAAGAATAGTAAACAGTATAATGGAAACAATTATTATAGTCAATCCGATATACAACTACAAAAGGCACAGGCGCAGAAACATTTATTAGAACAAAACACATTACAGATTCAGGTGCCAGGTAACTTTGATCTCAGTGCAGGTAATAAAATACATCTAAACGTCTATCGTCAAAAGCCTGACGCAGATGGTAGTGGTATTGATAAGGCACTCAGTGGTATATATTTAGTCACAGAGATCGCGCATACCTTTGAGGAAGGCTATTTTATGGACCTTGTAATACAGAAAGATTCAGGAGAATTAATATATGATACTAAATAATGATCAATTTGTAGGTGGCCACTTCTGTTGGTTCACAGGCATTGTAGAGGATATAGTAGATCCCGACGGTCTAGACCGTGTGAGAGTCAGAGCCATAGGATACCATTCGGACAATAAAGGAGAGGTTCCTACGGCGTCTCTGCCGTTGGCGACTGTGATGGGATCAACGCTTAACGCTGGCCATAAAGGTGTTGGCTCAAACCATCAGCTAGTAATAGGGTCATGGGTTATCGGATTTTTTAGGGATGGTTCTAGCGCTCAGGATCCAGTTATATTAGGAACGATTGCTTCCTCACAACCAGATGGCACATTAGATATGCCACCAGAAGCTCAGGCGAATCCAAATAATAATAAAGTATATCGTTCTGAAGGAGGGCATGTTGTTGAGTTTGATAATACGCTTAACGCCAGCCGAATAAAGGTTACTCATAATAAGGGGACTAGTATACTGATTGATGAAAAAGGAGCTGTAACGATTGATGCTAGCGAAGGAAGAGGTGTTGCTCCTGGCGCGCCTGTAATCACATTAATAGGTAACACAAAGATAGATGGAACGCTACATGTTGAGAAAACAATAACCTCGGATGCACATATAATAGCAGAGTTAGATGGCGATTCAGTTAATTTAGTAACACATAAACATGATACAAAACTGGTACAAGCTGGCGATAGTACAATCACATCTGAAAAACCAAATCCTTCTTAACGCTAGCTAGCTTGCTCGTTAATATGGCTTTTCGGAAAAAAATCTCGCTGGAAATTTTTAACTACCAACCTTTTGTATATAAATAGATATATGGCTATAAATAATAAATCAGATTTAAGCAGAAGTAAAAAAGGAAGTCGTATTTCGCAAGTGGCTCGTAAAGTAGAGTTTCGCGATCTCGATTTAACATTAAAGTTACATCCTATTCGTAATGATATCGTTCCACTGAAAGATGATAACGCTGTGAGAAACGCGCTAAAGAATCTCGTTCTCACTAACTTTTTTGAGCGACCTTTTCAGCCCTCGCTCGGTGCTAATTTGCGCGGCACTCTTTTTGAGCCTGCAGACGCAATGACCAAGTTAGCCATTAAGGATAATATCGAGCGTGTGGTGTCAGCAGAGGAACCAAGAGTTCGCCTTCTCGATATTAATATCGTCGACATCACAGAAAGAAATGCGTATCGCGTAACGCTAAAATATCTCATTAAGGAGAGTAATAGAGAACAAGATGTAGAAATAATTCTACGCAGAATAAGGTAAAGACCATGGCGACAAATTTAAATGTAACAGAATTAGACTTCGATCAAATTAAAAGAAATCTAAAAAACTTTCTTAAACAACAAACAGAGTTTACTGACCACGACTTCGAGGGCTCAGGATTAAATGTATTACTAGATGTATTAGCATATAATACTCACTATAACGCAATGAACGCTCACTACAGTTTAAACGAAGCGTTTCTTGACTCAGCTCAAATACGAGGCAATGTCGTCACTCGTGCTAAGCTATTAGGTTATACTCCTCGTTCTATTCTTTCTGCAAGAGCATCAATTAATTTAGTTGTTGACATGGCTGGTGAGAATGCTGCAACACAAGGCGCGACTACTTCGTTAGTACTACCGCGTGGAACTAAATTTACAACAGTCGCAAACGGTGAAGAGTTTGACTTCGTTAATTTAGAAAATGTGACAGGTGTTAAGTCAGGTAATAAGTTTACATTCTCTAATGTGGCAATTGCTGAAGGTACATATAAGACATTACTATATAGAGTCGATAACGATATTGAATCACAGAAGTTTCAGTTAGGCGATGTTGATGCAGATACATCTACACTCAGAGTCAGAGTACAACAGAACGAACAATCAGTATCACACGAAGTATATACAAAGTTTGAATCGTTACTTAATGTAGATTCTAATTCGCGTATCTATTACTTACAAGAGAATCCTTCCGAGCTATTTGAAATATATTTCGGCGATGGTGTTATCGGTAAGAAGCCAGTTAATAATAATATTGTAACTCTCGATTATGTATTCTCAAAAGGTGAAGAAGCAAACGGTGCAGATTCTTTCAATATTGCATCAACACTTAGTGGATTAGTTAATAGTACATACACAGTCACAGTAGTCACAGCAGCCGCAGGTGGAACCGAAAAGGAAACAATGGAATCAATAAGATTCAACGCACCACTTACATTCACATCACAAAACAGAGCTGTGACATCAGACGATTATCGTGGTATTATATTAAAGAACTTTGCTAACATTAGTTCAATATCAACTTGGGGTGGAGAAGATAATGACCCTGTTGATTTTGGTAGAGTCTATATTAGTATTAAACCATTAACTGCTGATGTATTAACAGCAGAAGAAAAGTCACAGATTAAAGACAACGTATTAAAAGGTAAGAACATTGTATCAGTTACTCCAGAGATAGTTGACCCTGCATTTACTAATTTAGAATTAGATGTATTTGTCAAGTATAATCCAAACTTAACTGACAGAAGCTCAGTTGATTTAGAAACTTTAATAAAGGATGTCATTGCAGATTATAACTTTAATAACTTAAATAAATTTGATGGTGTATTTAGACATTCGCAATTAACAAGAGCTATCGATGCAAGTGACCCAGCTATTTTAAATAGTACAGTGCGACCATTTATGTTCCAAAGCATATCAGCAAAAGCAACTGCAGCAGATAACGATCACTCACTTATATTTGCAGCACCATTCTATCAAGCTGGAAACTCAACAGACTTTATATTAACATCAACTTCATTTAAAATAAATGGCGTTGATCATTTCTTTGGTGATGTTCCAATTGATGGCTCATCAGAAAGAAAGATTATTATATACAAAGTAGAAGATGATGTAAACATTACTGTAGAAAAAGATGTAGGAAGAATAGATGTATCTAAGGGAACACTTAATGTAAAAGGATTCTCTATTGATTCAGATACAACAATTACATTAACACTTACACCAAATAGTTTAGACATTGCACCAAAAAGAAATCAATTGCTTTCAATAGATCCTGCTAAAGTATCAGTAACTCCACAAGTAGATACGATTACAACAAGAGGTTCTTCTGGATCAATTGATTACACAGTTAATTCAAGGTTAAGATAATATGGGAGATTTTAGTTCACCAGGATATATTGAATCAGTAGGTTCTACCAAGAGAAAGACAAAAGAGGATATCTCATTTGAGAATTTAATTCCTTCTGAAATACTTGCTTCTGTTGGCGATGGTGGAATAAAAGATTTATTAAAAAGATATTATGAGTTCATGAATATGGACGAATTTCTTTATGATGAAGCTTTAACATTTACTGATATCGTACTAAATGGCCAAGCACAATTTAGAATATCAGATCCAGACAATAGTAACACAGAATTTTTCCAGGACTTCAACTTTGCTAATAGTACATTAAAAGATGCAAATGGTGCAGCAATAACACAAGTAAAAAATGCTGATGGCAATTTAGAAACATTACAAAATAATGCTGCATTTATTACTATTTCAAATGGTAATGAATTACCTGGCTCATTAGCTAATTCAACTAATCCATTAGGTAAGACATATACTATTACTGGATTACAAGATTATAATAACACATCTATCACATTAAGTACATCCATTAAACATTTTGTTGGGCCTGGTCCATCGTATGTGCTTAACGCTATCGAAGAAGCAATGGATATAGATCAGAATACTAGTAACTACCTTGAGTTAATGCAGAAGGAAATCGCACAAGCTATTCCAAAAGATCTTACTACAAATAAAAGACAGCTCTATAAAAAGATAGTTGACTTCTATAAACTCAGAGGTTCAGACGATTCAGTAGATGTATTCTTTAGATTATTATTCGATGATGAAGTAGAAGTTGAGTATCCATTTGACTTTACATTAAAACCATCTGCAGGTGACTGGAGTTCTGATACAAATCAATTCATATCAACATCTGGGTTTACATCAGAAAAGAAAATAAGATTACATGATTCTAATAGATATCAAAAATATTCTTATGTTGTAAAGACTGGCCAGAATGTATCTACATGGGAAAATGTATTTAGTAAATTAGTTCATCCAGCTGGCTTTGTATTCTTTGGAGAGATTCTATTATTACTAAACTTATTAAGAAGTGCAAATGGTGATAATACAAGAAGCACAACTTATCAATATAATGGACAGATTAGTACAGGTTATGGTGGACAAGTATTTGATCCACCAAGATTTATAAAAGGAAAAGCCGCATTAAATACAGTTGGAGGATTTGGTAATGCAGTAACAGATGCTAAGGAAGTCGCCGCTGTTAATGCTACTGATGATTCTATTAATGATGGTAATATATTCCAGGTAATTAAAACATATCCAAGAACTAATAGACTTACTAAATCTTCAATGCCAGGATTACAGCCAGGCGTAATTGGAGTTGAAGATATTCCATTACTTGTAGAAAGTTTTGTTTCTTTATTCTTACCAGAGGCAAGAGCCAAAGTACATAAGAATGCTGTTGTATCTATTTCGGTAGGAACAGTAGCACCCAATGTAGGAAAGATAACTAATATTGAAGTTGTCAGAAAAGGTTATGGATATTCATCAGCACCTGCAATTACAATTACAGGCGATGGTAGTAATGCAACTGCAACTGCTGTATTAAATTCAGAAGGTGAAGTTGAGTCGGTCACAATTAATAATGCAGGCAGTGGATATACACAAGGAGCAACTTCTGTTGCAATCGGTACTAATGCTAACGACGGTAAACTATCTAGGATAAATACTAATTTAATATCTGGTACCAGTGGATTATTATCTAAAGATTTTAGAAGAGCACCATCTATTGTATTAGGTGCACCAACAGCTGTAGATAATAATGGTAATTTACTTGGAACAAATGTACAGGCTACAGCTAAATTTAATTTAGTTGCTACATCAGTAAATGGCGTGGAAATGCTAAACAGAGGAAGTGGTTACACTAACTCTAATCCACCTACTGTTACATTTGCTGCTCCGTCTAGTGGAGTAACTGCAGAAGGTTTAGCAATAATAAATCCTCAGGGACAGATAGATGCAATCAGAGTTTATAAACCTGGATCAGGATATACTGAACCACCGGCTATAACTATATCGGGTGGATCTGGTTCTGGAGCAACTACTAAAGTGTATTTAACACCAAGTAAAATATCAGGCGTATCTATTACAAATGTTGGTAATGGATATGTGTCAGACCCTAGGGTAACTCTTGGCTCTAATGCAGTAGCAGAAAAAAGAGCTAAGGATACATTAATGCATTTAGTGATACATTTAAACAACATAAATAGAACTAACAACAATTATTTTAACTTAAAAGGAGACAGCTTTTATAATTCGGCTAAACGGTTTAATAGTAATCAAAGAATTGACCTAATAGGTTCACAAACCATTGAAACTATCAACCAAAACTTTATAAATAGATATAACACTAGCAGTTTTATAGAAATAGATTAATAGGATTTAGATATGGCAGCAATAATAACAACACCATTTAGAGTTCTCAATGCAGAGAACTTTAAAGAAGATGTAGGTTCATCTTCAGTTTATCTTGGTATAGGAAAATCAGATGTATGGTCGACGAATAGTTCAGACCTAACCGATACTATACCATTCATACCAGGCGATCATCAAGACGATATAAACGGAGCATGGTCACAAATGTTAGCATTGAAGAAGATTACCTCTTCTGATATCTCACATGTTGTACCAAGATACGATTACGCAGACGGTGAATCATACGTCGCTTGGGATTCAAAGGATGCAGATATATATGACGAAAAGTTTTATGTTATGACATCAGCATTTAAAGTTTACAAGTGTATTCAGAAAGGACCGGGAGCCGCGTCCAATGAACCAACACATACAAGTGCAACAATAGAACCAAACAGAACTGACGCCGCGGCAGGTGATGGTTACAGATGGAAATACTTATACACACTAACAACTTCTGATTCAGAAAAGTTTTTAACTAAATCATTTATGCCAGTTAAAACATTGGCAATGGCACCAGCACTAGCAAGTACTGATGTCAATAAACCACAACAAGATTCACAAATAGCTTCAAGAGATCTAGCCACTGCTGCCGGTATAGAGAGATTAGTTATTGTAAATGGTGGATCTAACTATGATGCTGCTGATAACTTTACAATTAAAATAGAAGGTGATGGTACTGGAGCATCTGCAGTAGATGCTGGAGTTACAATTGTAGGCGGAGCAATAACTGCAATTGCAATGAATGCTGAAGGAACAGATTATACAAAAGCTAAAGTCACAGTAACTCATGATAATAATTCAGGCGGAACAGCTGGTTCAGGCTGTGAAGTAAGAGCTGTATTAGCTCCTTCAACTGGACACGGAGTAGATCCAGTGAAAGAACTAGGAGCTTTCTTTACATCAGTTAATATTCAATTAGATGGAAACGATGGAAGCGACTTTACAGTAGGAAACGATTTTAGACAAATCACATTAGTTAAAAATCCATACTCAACTGGTACAACAGTTGCAACTGCGACTACATTAAAAGCTAATAAGTATTTACAATTAGCTTCTGGCCAGAGTACATCAGGATTTGTAGTTGACCAAGTTATTCAAGGTGGATCTGGTGCTACATTAGCTAAAGCATATCTTACAGAAATAGATGACACAAACAAAAGATTATATTATTATCAAAACGATAAGACAGGATTCATGCCTTTCTTAAATAGTATGACAATTACTGGAACATTACCAAGTGGTGGTTCTGCTACATTAGCTTCATCACATATTGGTGCAGCAGAAGTAGTAGCTGGTTCTGGACAAGTTATATTCCTAGAGAATAGAGATCCAATTAGTAGATCAACAACACAAATTGAAGATATTAAGTGTATAGTAGAATTTTAATCTATACATAAAAGAGAGAAATATAAATGGCGATTACGAATATAAAAAATATGGAGAGAACCGATGGAGTCGGCTCTTCACCTTACTACGACGATTTTGACGAATCAAAAAACTTTTACAGAGTATTATATAGACCAGGCTTTGCTGTTCAGGCAAGAGAGCTTAACCAAATGCAAACTCTTATCAATGCACAGATTGATAGAGCAGGTCAGTATGCTTTTAAAGATGGTTCAAGAGTTGTTAAAGGAGAAGTTACTTTAAATAACGAACTAGATTATATTCAAGTACATGGTTCACATACTAATACTTTAGCTGGTGGTGGAACTTATAATACAGGTGATTTCTTATCAGACTTTGTTGGTAAAACAATTCAAGGTGCTGGCAATTCTGGTAATCAGGTAAAAGCAAAAGTATTAAAAGCAGTAGCAGCTGATGCTAGTAATAGTGCACCGATCACATTATATATTAGATACATTGCAAAAGGTGGAGCAAATAAAACTGTAGAAAAGTTTGTTGCAGGAGAAGAATTTCAAACAACTAGTGGAACAGTAAGATTCGGAGAAGTATTAACCACTGGCGCGACAATTAACTTTGACCAAGGCGATTCATCAGCAGGAGTTGGTGGAGGCCCAGTTGGTACTTTACTTACTAAGCCAGTAGGTGTTGCTTCCATTGCACAAATAGATGAAGGTGTTTATTTTATTGGTGGTAACTATGTATTCGTTCCAGCTTCTGAGATATTTTTAGATGCATATCAATTAGCAGCAAATCCAAACCAAGCTGATTTTAAATTCGATGCTGTAAAAAATAAACCTACATATTTAATTGGATTAAAAATCACAGAAAGTCAAGTTACACCTGCACAAGATTCTTCATTAAATGATAATGCTTCTGGCACAAGTAATGCATCAGCACCTGGCGCTCACAGATATAAAATATCAGCTGTATTATCTAAAGATCATATTAGAAGATCTAAGAGAGCTCACGATAATTTCATAAACATTATGAGAGTCCGAGATGGTATCGTAAGAGTAGATATGACGGATAAAACTAATGATACAGAATTAACAAAAAGATTAGCTACTAGAACATTTGAAGAATCTGGTGATTATTCAGTAAGGCCATATCAGTTAGATATTAAAGAACATTTAAATGATCAACAAGGTAATAATGGCCAGAACCTAGCGAGTGCTGGTGGAGATGATAGTAAATTAGTAGTAGGTGTCGAACCAAACGTATCTTATATTAAAGGATTTAGAAATGAAAATTTAACAACATCATTTATAGATGTTAATAAACCTCGTGGTGCAAGCGATGTTGGTAGTGAGGCTGATACATTCACTCAATTAAATAATGGTAACTATGTTAAGTTAACAACCGCATCAGTAAAAGGTGCACCACCATTAGATGATTTAGCAACTATAGAATTACACAGTGTTAATGTTATCGGTAATCAGGTTTCTGGAAGTGGTAGTGGTAATACACAAATTGGTACTGCAAGAGTTAGAGATATCGCTCATAACGCTAGTCATGTAGAGTTATATTTATTTGATATAACCATGGAGTCGGGCCAAAACTTTAGCTCAGTACAATCAGTTAAATATACAGATGCCTCCTCAAGTGTAAATGATTTTGTAGGTATTTTGGCAACGGCAGGAACAAGATTTAGAAGTAAGTTTCAGGGTGGCGTATGGAAGCTTCCATATAATGCTGTAAAGAATTTAAAAGATGGTGGTGGTAACACATCAGTCACATATAAAGTTAGACAAAGAAGAGAAGATGTTACAGCTTCTGGTGGTAAATTCACAGTACCAAACTCAGCTAATGTAACCGATGGTGGTGATTTAGTATTAGCTGTTGGTGCTAACCAAACTTTAACTGGCGGTAATGTAACAGTACACGGAGATTCAGATACATCAGCTTTAATATTAGATGCAAGCTCTATGGGATTTGCAAATGGTACTGTAGCTCATGTTATATTTACTCAAACAAGAACAGCCGGAGCAAGAACTAAAACGTTTGAAAACGATGGAACAATTACTATCAATGTAACAGATGGTTCAGCGCAATCATACGGATTAGCAAAAACAGATGTAATAAAAGTTAAAACTATTACAGACAGTGCTGGAGATGATGTAACATCTAGATTTACATTAGATACTGGACAAAGAGATAACATTTATTTGGTTAGTAAAATAGTTAAGAAAGCTGGAACAGCTCCAGTAGCAACTGGTAATATGGTTGTTACTTTTGATTTTTACTCACATGGTGCAAGTGGAGATTATTTCTCAGTTGAATCATATGCTGTAGGTACTGTATCAAATGCTACTGAAATAGCTAATTATAAAAGAATACCAGACTTTAATAGTAGTAGAGAAGGTTTAGTTAACTTAAGAGATTGCATAGATTTCAGACCTGTTATGAACGACAATGGAAGTGGAATAAAAAATCCATCAGGTCAACCAAAGGTTGCTGATAATTTTCAGGCTGATGTAAACTACTATTTACCAAGAAAAGATAAACTAATACAAGACATAAACGGAAACTTTAAAGTAGTACCTGGTGTATCTTCCGAAAGCCCAGTCGCTCCAGAAGATCCAGAAGACGCTTTAGTACTTGCAATATTAGATTTACCTGCATTTACATTCGATGCAAAAAATGTTGGCGTAAAATTAAAAGATAATAAGCGCTATACAATGAAAGACATTGGTAACATTGATAAAAGAGTTAAGAATTTAGAATACTATACATCACTATCATTATTAGAAAAGAGTGCACAGGATACTCAAATTTTTGATGGTAATGATGAAAGATTTAAAAACGGATTTTTAGTAGATGGATTCTATGGACACAATGTTGGTGATGTTACTAACCCAGATTATAATGTGGCAGTAGATAGAAAGAATGGTATATTAAGACCAAAATGTTCTACAAAAAATGTTCCTTTAATAAGAGTTAATGGAGAAAATAATAGTACAACAAATGCTTGTGATAAAAATGCTTCTATTGTTACTATGGATATTATTGATGATAAAGTAGAATTTGCTTCACAACCATACGCAACGCAACATATAAATGTTAACCCATACGATGTATTCTCATGGGGCGGTGTAATAAAACTTTCGCCAGAGTCAGATGAATGGAAAGAAGTTGATGTAAGACCAGATATAGTTATTGATGACACAGCTGCATTTGATCAATTTGTAAAAATGGCTGAAGAAGAGGGTATACTTGGAACAGTATGGAATGAATGGGAAACTAACTGGACAGGTGTAGAAATAGATCAGTGGGCAGATCCTTTATTGGAAGGAGTCGCAAGATTTGGTGGAGAAAACGCATCACTTGATAATACCTTTGATCGTGGAGGCGGTGGTACTGGTCAATCAAGAACTGGATTTAATACATCAGTCGTCGCTGATACAGTTACTAAAGAAGTTGGTAATGAAATAGTAGAAGTTAATTTCCTACCATTTATGAGATCTATTAAAGTATTCTTTGATGCTCAAATGTTAAAACCAAATGCACAAGTATTTGCATTCTTTAATGGATCGAGTATAGCAGATTATGTAAAACAAGAAGCATTCCAAGAATATTCTGATATAGCTGATTTAGAAGATAACATAAGAACATTTGAAGGAGCAACAACTCACCCAGGTACACAAAGTACTTTAACAACCGATGCATCTGGTAGAGTTATAGGTTCATTCATTATACCAAGAAACGATGTACTTAAATTTAAAGCTGGTACTAGAGAATTTAGATTGACAGATAGTTCAGCAAATGATAAATCAGCTGAGAGTACATTCGCAGAAGCTCAATTCCATTCACAGGGTTTATTAGAGGTTCATCAAAAAACTATTATATCAACTAAAATACCAAGATTGGTGACAACCGAAGTACAAGAAAACAGAACAATAACAGATACACAAAACTTTGATCCAGTAGAATGGGTAGATCCATTAGCACAAACAGTGTTAATAGATGAAAAGGGTGGTATATTCTTAACCTCAGTAGATATATTCTTTAAATCAAAAGATGATGCAATACCAGTAAATCTATCTATTAGGTCTGTTGAAAATGGTATACCAACTCAGAAGATTGTACCAGGATCTGAAGTATTAAAGTATCCAGGTGAAACTTTAGATTTTGAAACATCAGGTAGTAGTACACCTACAACAGCTGGTGATATTGCTACTGCAGGTATTGCAACTGATGATACAGCTAGATATGGAACAAGATTTAAGTTTGAACATCCAATATATTTACCTCAAGATCAAGAATATGCTATTGTGTTAATGGCACAAACTAACGCATATAATGTCTTTATATCTGAAGGCGGTAACTATGACTTAAAAGATACTAACTTCTTAGTATCTAAACAACCGTACAATGGCGTATTATTTACATCACAAAATGCTTCAACATGGACGCCACAACAAACACAGGATTTAAAATTCACAGCTAATAGAGCATCGTTTAGTACAACACAAAAATCAACTATTAATTTAGTTAATAGAAAACTTGCAAGTAAACTATTAGGACCAAATCCATTTAGAGTTATTAACTCTGGCAGTAATACAAATATTAGAGTTAGAGTAACTCATCCTAATCATGGACTATATAAAGCAAATTCAAAGGTTAAGTTTAAAGACGCAACAGCAATCGGATCTTTAACAGCTGCTAAATTAAATGCAGAACATACAGTTGTAAATATAGAACCTAATTCATATGAAATAGTAATTGCAAATGCAAGTGCAGCCTCAGGAGATGTTGGTATTGGTGGAGGCACAGCTGTTAGAGCATTTGAAAATATACACATGGACGTAGCTAATATTATATTACAAAACATTCAGCTACCAGATACAAATATGAAGTTCTTTATTAGAACATATAATTCAAAAGGACCAGACCAAACAGACACTTCAGCTGTAGCTTTATCATCTGAAAAACAAGTATTAGTAAATAGAAATTTATATTTTGAAAAACCACAAGCTATTATGAATGAATTTAATGAAGCATTATTTGGCGATGGCGATTCCACAATTGATGATAAATCATTTCATCTAAAAGTAGAAATGGAAACTAATCTAGAGAATATATCTCCAGTAATTGATTTAAACAGAGCATCAGTAATTGGTATACAAAATGTAGTTAATGATGCTGAAGGCGTGCAATCAAATTATACAGCATCATCAGGAGATGGCAGAAGCTTTGTTGCTGAAGATAGTACAACAGTAAAAACTGGTGGTTCAGAAATAGCTAAATATATTACAAAGGAAGTTGTTTTAAATGATGAGGCAACAGTAATTAGAGCATTACTAAATATTAATAAGCCAACTGATGCAAATGTAGATTTATATTATAAAGTATTAGGAGCTGGTTCAGATCAATCCATGAACGATATAGCATGGCAAGAAATAACTCCAGACGAAGCTGTACCAACTAATAACTATGGACAGTTTACAGAAGTAGAATATAATAAAACACCTGGTGATAATTTTGGATCCATGATGTTTAAAATAGTATTAAGAGCAAAGAATCCATCAAGAGTACCGATGGTAAAAGACTTTAGAGTAATAGCAGCAACGTAGGATAATTATGGCAAGAAAGAAAAAAGTAGCAATAGTAAAAGAAGATACTAACTTAGTTCGTGATTTATCTACTAATGCTATTATAAATACTAATGTATCTTCTTACGAAAGAAGAATACAACAGATGGAGATGAAAAAATCTCAAGAAGAAATAGATGCAGCACAAAGAGCTGATATAGAAGAATTAAAAGCTGATATGAAAGAAATAAAAGCAATACTAAAAAAATTAGGTGGTAAATAATGGCTGATAACGAGCATAGAGTTTTAAAAAGTAATACCTTTGAAGATCAGAGACAAAAGGTAAATGAAGTCTCTTTTGATGTAGGTGATAACGCTTTACTTGATAATACAAGATTAAGCGATAAAGTATTTACATATACTGCATCAGCTGGTCAGATACAATTTATAGGTAATGATAATAATAGTGATTCATTAGTAATACAAAAACTACCAGATGTTACTATTGATAATACAGCTGGGTATATTGTTTTAGAACATGGAACAACAATTCCAGCATCATATGTAAATGGAGCAACTATTACTCAAAGTAGTACATATAGTGCAACCATTGAATCTGTTGTCATATTAGATAGTAAACCTAGAATATTAGTAAAAAATTCTACGGGTACATTTAGCACATCTACAAATTTAACGGTTGGTTCAGATAATATAGCTCATGCCAAAATATTGAGAATTATATCTGAAGCATTTCCAAAAGGTAGCGCAAGGGTTACCAAAAATGGTTCAGAACTTGTACAAGGATTAACTGAAGCTGGATATCACATACCAAACCATAGGGGAACTATCGCTTTAACCTCTTCTCCAACGGTAGACGATGTAACAGAAGGCGTCACAATCTATCAAACTTCTGACGGTAGCAATAAATCCACACAGGCAGATGTTGAGTCTGGTGCTACTTGGTGGGCTACAGTATATCATGCAAATACTTCAAGTATTAAAACAAAAAATAATAATGGAACATTTAGTACTAGTAGAGCTATTAGAGTACTAGGATATAACTCATCTTCAATTGCTTCGGCAAATGTTGGGCCTCTATCTTTATTAGATACTTCAGTTTTACACTCAGTCGAATTAAATAATGAAGCTGCAAATGGTAATACAATAAATGTTATAACTACAGATTTAGTATCGGCAATCAATGAATTACAAGACGATATCGGAACTGTAGAAAATCTAGCGACATCTACACAGGCAGATGTTGTTTCAGCAATTAATGAAATTGAAGGTGTGTTCGATGCTTCAACTAAAGAGATTAGTGCTGGCTCAAATGCATTTAATGTTACATCTGGAGCATTTACTATTGACTCATCAGGTGATATAATATTAGATGCTGGTGATGCAGATGTATTATTAAAAGATGATGGAACAACTTATGGTTCATTAAATAATTCTGGTAATAATTTAGTTATTAAATCTGGTACTACTACAATGCTTACAGGTAATGGAGCAAATGCTACATTCTCTGGAACAGTTACAGCAGTAGGAACTTCAGTATTTGCTAACCTAGATATATCTGGTAATGTTGATATTGATGGAACTTTAGAAACTGATGCATTATCTATTAACAGCACAGCAGTAACTTCTACTGCAGCAGAATTAAATATATTAGATGGAGCAACACTAGATGTTAATGAATTAAATATATTAGACGGTGCTACTTTAAGTACAGCTGAGTTAAATTTACTTGATGGTGTTACATCTACCACAGATGAATTAAATATTCTTGATGGTGTAACAGCAAGTGCAGCTGATATTAATTTAGTAGATGGTATCATAAACGGAACAGTAATAGCAAATAAAGCTATCATTACAGATTCCAACAAAGATATAGCTGAAGGTAGAAACATTACTATAAGTGGAGAGCTAGATGCTGCTACTTTAGATATTAGTGGTAATGCTGATATCGATGGAATACTAGATGTTGGAAATAATATCTTACATGCTGGTAATTATACTTTAAATGCTGCATCTAAAAACTTTAAAATACAAAATGGTTCAGCTGCAGATAAGTTTACTGTAGCATCATCTTCCGGTAATACATTCGTAGGCGGTAACCTAACATTAGGCAGTGCACTTACAACAAGTGGAACTGTATTAACAGCAACTGACCTAGATGTAGCTACAGCAATAAATCAAATAGCGGTAGCATTAGGAACAAACATTTATACTGGAAATACTGGCGATTTAATAGATGGCTCAGCCAGTGTCACAGTTGCATTAAAATTAATTGAAACAGAAATTGGTGATCCTTCATCATACGGCAATGAATCATCATTAACAAATAAAGCACAGACAATAGCTGGCGTATTAGTAAATCTTGACAATGAGACTGATGCAATACGAGCGATATCAATTAATACAGCTTCAGGATCAGGTTTAACAGGTGGTGGTAATTTATCCGCTAATAGAAATTTAGCTATTAATTTACAATCAGGTGCAACTGGCGGATTACAAATTGCTTCTAATGCTTTAAAAATAAAAGCTGGTGGTGTCACAAATGATATGTTAGATGGCTCAATTGCTAATGGTAAATTGGCTAACTCATCTATTACAATAAACGGAACATCAGTATCACTCGGTGGAACTAGAACTTTAGTCACAGACGATATTGCTGAAGATGGTTCACCAACTAATTTATATTTCACAAATGCTAGATGGGATACTAGATTAGGACAAAAAACTACAGACAATTTAACAGAAGGCTCATCAAATAAATATTTCACAGACGAAAGAGTAGATGATAGAGTAGCTGATTTTCTTATCGCTGGAGATGGTTTAACAAAAACAGAAGACGATGACGATTCAGGTAATGATAGTTTAACACTCGATGTAGACTCATCAGTTGTAAGAACTTCAACTAATCAAACAATATCAGGAACAAAAACATTTACTGGTACTATCGATTTAAGCGGGGGTAGTTTAATACTAGGTGGAGGTGCTGGTACTGATGAAACATTTAACACAGCATTCTTAACACTAGCTTCAACATCAGCTGTTGAAGGTCTAAAAATAGATCGTAGTGCAATTAGTTCAGCTTCAGTTTCTACATCAGTCGATGCAACATTACAATGGAATGAAGCTAAAGTTGGAACAGGTGCATCTAATACATCACATAGAGCTTGGGAAGTAAAAGGATTAAGTAATGCTGCAACACCGGTTGCAACTACAGCTGATCTAGTTACTTTCTATAACGCAAAAGATTTAATTGGTTCATCTAGTGATGGTTTAACTCATACATGGGATGATGATGAGACTACTGGTCAACACTTTGAGTTAGGAATTAGCGACGGTGGTATTGCAATAACTAAACTAGCAAATATAGCTACAAATAGAGTATTAGGAAGAAGTGCATCAGGTACTGGAGCTGTATCAGCAGTTCAAGTATCAGCTGGAATGATTGCTTCAAATGCAATTACAAATCCTAAAATTTTAGATAGCACAATAGAAAATGCTAAATTAGCTAATTCAAGTATAGCGGTAAACGGAACAGCCATATCACTCGGCGGTTCTTTAACTATACAAGGTACAACTGATGAAGTAACTGTTGGAACAAGTGGCTCAACAATTACTGTAGGATTGCCAGATGATGTAGTTATTGCTGGTAACTTAACAGTAAATGGAACAACAACAACTGTAAACACAGCAACACTTGATATTGAAGATCCATTAATAAAATTAGCTAAGAATAATGGATCAGGTGATGCAGTAGATATTGGTTTATATGGATTATACGATACATCAGGAACTGATAAGTATGCTGGTATATTTAGAGATGCAACTGATAAAAAATTCCATTTATTTAAAGACCTACAAGCAGAACCATCAACCACAGTAAATAAAGCTGGAACAGGTTACGCAGTAGCTACATTAGTAGCAAATGTAGAAGGTAATATAACAGGAAGTTCTGGAAGTTGTACAGGTAATGCAGCTACAGCAACAACGGCTGGTCATTTAACATCTACTAAAACATTTGCACTTTCAGGAGATATTACTGGTACAGTAAATGATAATCTAGCAGATGGAGTTATAATCCCAACACAAATTGGTGCCAATAAAGTTGGTATTACAGAACTTAATGTTACAGATGGTTCAGCAGGTCAAGTATTAAGAACAGACGGCAATAATAACTTATCATTTATAACATTACCTACAGGAGATACTTATGATATCTCAGTAGTTGATAGTAGTGGTATAAAATTAAGATTATCAGGTTCAGCTGGTACTACTGATGATGTAAAATTTACTGGCACAAATGGAGCTACCATTACAAGAACAGATGCAAGTACAATTAATATTGATGCTCCGTCAGCTTATACATTACCAAACGCAAGTGCAACAGTTCCTGGTGGTATAGAACTATTTAGTAATGTCGTTCAAACAGTAGCTGGAGAAAGTGTATCAGCAACAGCAAATAGAACATACGGATTACAAGTTAACTCAGCTCAACAAGGTGTTATTAATGTTCCATGGACAGATACAGTATACACATTACCACAAGCAACAGCTACCGTAAGAGGCGGTGTTGAATTATTTAGCAATACAGTTCAAACAGTAGCTGGTAATTCTGTATCATCAACTGCAGGTAGAACATACGGAGTACAATTAAACTCAGATAACCAAATGGTCGTAAACGTACCATGGGTTGATACACAAAGAGCAGCACCTAATAATGGATTGTTAGATATTAATCCAGGTGCTTTAATAGACTTAACAATTGTTGGTGGAGACTTTACAGCTGATAAAGCTAGTGAAACAGATATTACAATTAATGTTGATTTAACAGAACTTACTTTAGAGACTGCAGATATCGCAGGGTCCGATCATCTTGTTTATATTGACAACGGAACACAGAAAAAGATTGCTTTCTCAAATGTTAACTTAAGCGCATTTGATAATACAGCATCAGGATTTGTAACATCATCAGGAGTAACATCAGTTACAGGTGTATCACCTATAGCATCAGGTGGAGGAACAACTCCAGCTATTAGTATTAACCTAGATAATTTACCAGACATGACTCAAGCATGGGATAATACCGCTGATGAATTTATTGTACTAGACAATGGAACTCAAAAGAAAAAGCTATCAACAGAAATATTTGGATCTAATGCGTTTACAAACACAACAATTCCAGCAGCTGCTAATACAGGAACACTTACACTAGATACAGCTACCGGATTAGATGGCGGAGTAAAAACATTTGGTGCAGACCAATCAGGTGATGAAACATTTACTGTATCATTAGACTTTAATGAATTACCAGACATGACTGCAGATGTAGGAGCTACAGACCAGTTTATTTTACTAGATGGATCCGATGAGAAAAGAAAAGCTGCTGATGAAATAAAACTATCAGTATTCAATAACGATGCAAACTTTAATAATTATGTCCATCCGAGCTATACACCAAGATCAGAAGATGAAACATTTGTAGGAGCTCAAGTACCTGATAATATAGAAATTTCAAGCGATAGTATTGGTTCTATTACAGCTCTTAATGTAACTAAAAGAAATTTAACATTAGCAAATCTAGGTTATACTGGTGATACTAATGCTGAAGTAAACCAAAATGCATTCTCAAAAGTACAAGTTGCTAACAGTGGAGTAAATGGAACACTTCATGAAGCTGATTCAAAAACAGATACTATCACAATAAATGCTGGTACTAATTTAAGTATAGTTGATGGAGTAGCTGATTACTTTACAATTAATAATGATATTACTGCAGCTTATAATAGAGTAAGAATATCAAACTCAGCTGGTACAACTATTGCAACAGACACAGCATCAGGTATTACTGATGTTATTCATTTTAGAGCTAAAGCTGGTGTTACACTCACAGACGAAGGAAGTGGAATATTTGGAATAGCTGTAAACTCAGACCAAAGAGGTAATGTAACTCAATTCGGACCAGACACAAATGACTATATAGTTGTTGATAGTAATTCTGCGGACTTCTTCCTTGATGGCGTCAGAGATATGTCACTAGAGAATGATGGAGAGCTTCATGTACGAGGAGATGTTATTGCATTCTCTACAACAATTACTTCCGATCAAAAACTTAAAGAGAATATTAAAACAGTTGATAATCCAATAGAAAAAGTAATGGCACTATCAGGTGTTACATTTAATTGGAAAGAAAACGGTAAAGCATCAGCTGGTGTTATAGCACAAGATGTTGAAGAAGTATTACCAAGTGCAGTAAAAGAAGTAGATAATATGGATAAAACAGATACACATAAAGTTGTGGACTATAACCAACTATCTGCTCTATTCATAGAATCAATAAAAGAATTAAAACACGAGAACGAGCTCTTAAAGGCTGAGATTGAAAGCCTAAAAGATATAAATAAAGGTATAGAATAATGGCAATTATATCAAATTTAGTAATTGACCAAGGGGCAACATTTACAGCTGACATAGATGTTACAGATGCAGATGGAGATGCTTTAAACCTAGCTGGTTACACAACAGCTGGTCAGATGCGTAAAACTTATGCATCTACTACAGCAACAGATTTTGCAGCTAGTATTTTATCAGAAGGTAACGGAACTGTTAGAATAACTTTATCGGCTGCTCAAACAAATGCATTAAAAGCTGGTCGATATGTATATGATGTAGAAATTAAGAAAACTTCTACAAGTGAAGTAACAAGAGTTGTAGAAGGACAAATAGAAGTTACTCCTGGAGTAACAAAGGTGGCAGCAACTAATGGCTAATATAAAAGCAAAAATTAGACAAACTAATACCTTAAAGGGAAAGGCAAATAAAAATAACGAGATTGTAGCTCAAACTGTTAAATTATCTCAAGGATCAATTGCATTAGGAGATTTGACAGACGTGAATACATCAGGCCAAAATGATGGCGCAATGATGATATTTAATGGAACTACTGGAAAATACGAGATTAAGAACCAGTTAGAAAATGAAAATCTAATAATCGGCGGGGGAGCATTTTAGAGATGGCACAAAAAACAAGAATTAAAATTTTAACATCGGGTAATACCGGTGTACCACTATCTAGTGGTAATAGAATACTTCGACAAGGTGAAATGGCATATTCATTTGCCGCTCACGGAAGTGTAACAGGTGGTGATAGATTATATATCGGTACCGGAGCAGAAGATGGCAGTGGAATAGCTGGAGCACAGGAAGTAATCGGTGGTGTATATTTCACCGAAATGTTGGATCATACCAAAGGTACTCTAACAGCAAACAGTGCAGTAATAGTAAATAGTAATAGTCATATTGATGCTATTAATGTAGCAAGTTTAAGAGTTGATAGTGACGGTGGAACAGGTCAAGTTCTTACAGGCGTTAATACAAACACAACTCTATCAGGTGCATCAAATGCTCAAATCCCATCCGCACTTGCAGTAAAAACTTATGTAGATACAAACATTACAGCTCAAGATTTAGATTTACGAGGTGATAGTGGTACTATTGCTCTTGACCTAGATAGTGAAACACTCGATATCGCAGGCGGAACAGGATTAACTACAGTTGCAGTTGATGGCACAAGTACATTAACAGTTAACCTAGATGATACCGCCGTAACCGCGGCTCAATATGGTAATGCTACAAATATACCTAAAATTACTGTTGATGCACAAGGTAGAATTACAGCTGCTGAAAACGTAAGTATTGCTACTTCTTTAACTGTAGATGCTGATGCTGGTACAGAAGATGTTGCACTTCTTACAGATGATTTAAGAATCGTTGGAACAGCAAATGAAATAGTTACAGCTGTATCTAAATCAAGTACTGATGTTACAGTTACAGTTGGTTTACCAGATGATGTCACAATCGGTGATGATCTTACAGTTACAGGCGACGCTAGTATTGGCGGTAACGCTGTTATTACTGGTAACCTTACAGTTAATGGTTCAACAACAGCTGTCAATTCCACTGAAATAACAATTGATGACCCAGTACAAGTACTTGGTGATGGCACTAGTTCAGATGATGGATTAGACAGAGGTATTAAATTTAAATACTATGATGATGCATCAAGTACAGTAAAACAAGGTTTCTTCGGTTTCGATGGTGGAGCATCAAACTCAGGAACAGAAAGGTTTGTATATAAGAAAGTAATTTCAACTGATGACGATAATTTAGACTCACCATGGGGTGATGCAGAATTTAACGAACTTTATGTAAGTAAAGTTCAAAGCGTATCTGGTAACTTAACAATTGACTCAGCTGGTGGAACTACAGTAATTAATGATGCAGTTGATTTAAATGGTGCACTAGATGTTTCAGGTGCATTAAGTGCTTCCTCATTAACACTTACTACAGACTTAGCAGTAGCACATGGTGGTACTGGAGTTTCAACATTTACATCAAAAGGTGTATTGCTTGGTAATGGATCTAGCGCAATAGCTGTCACAGCAGCCTCATCTGCAAATGGTTCTATACTACAAGCAGATAGTGGTGGTACTCCCGCATTCAGTAATGTTATTGACGGCGGAACTTACTAATAAATAATATTATATAACCTGTATATACAGGGTGAAAATTAAATAAACTCTATATAGAGATTGATAGGAGAAGCCAACATTGGCACAGAAGACAGACATAAGACTCAGGCGTTCTGATACGGCTGGAAAAATTCCAACAAGTTCAAACTTAAGCGATGGTGAATTAGCGCTTAACACCAATAGTGGTGCTTTATATTTTAAAAAATCAGACGACACTATTATCACAGCTCATGATAATACAATACTCCATATAGATTCAGACACAACGGGTTCTAATGAAACTGGAACCAGTCCTAAAGTTGGTATTAATAAAACTAATCCTATTGATGCATTAGATGTAAATGGTAAAATTAGAACTAACAATAGAGTATTATCTAATCAGTATCAATCAACATCTACATTTGGCATGAACTTCGCTAATTCAGCCGGTTCTATTCAAATGTTTAAATCGAATGATGGAAAGCTTGGTATCGGAACGAGTTCGCCAAGTGAAATATTAACATTAGATGATACACATCCAAAATTAGCATTAAGAGATGCTGGTACAGAAAGAGCTTTCTTACAAGTAGATTCTGCAGATAACTTTGTTATAAACAATAAATCAATATCAAGTATGATATTTGAAACTTCTGATACTGAACGTATGCGTTTAAGTAGTACAGGTAGACTTGGTATAGGCGAAACAAATCCTGACAGAAAACTTCATGTAAAAGATTCTAATTATAGAGTAGCAGTATTCGAAAGAACTGGAGCTCCAAACTGTTTTATTACATTTGCAGATCCTAATACTACGCAAGATGTTGGCGTTGGTGCTACAACAAATGATTTAAAATTTAGGTCAGGTAATGTTGACCATCTTTCTTTATTAGGTTCAAATGGACA